ATGGAAAAAGATAAGAACCAAGAACTAGCGTTTGAAAATCAGTTGTGGGAAGCAGATTCCAATGTTGAAGAAACAACCGGAATAGCCCAAGCACTGTATGATCAGTTAAATGATGTTTTTGCTCCAATTGTACGAGTAGACAATTATGCAGCAATGAGTGATGAACAAGTGTCTACGGTTGCTCAAACAGTAGTATCACGTAAGAAAGCATTGTTAGCACTATCTAGTATTTTGTTGGATAAGTTAGATCAAATTCATGATCAATTGCAATAGGTGGGACGTGATTAATAGTGTTAAGTTTTGAAGAAAAACTATCCGTTAATCCTTTATTAGATAGTGACAAGATGGAAAAAATTATTAATTCAACGTCACATCCCCTTAATGAGTACGCAAAGAAACAGTTTCAGAAAGCACTTGAATACTATAACGATGATTACAAGGTTATAGAACGAGCTGTTAGTAGTAAAAGTAGTAGAAAATTTATTGCTCTTTATAAAAATAATGAGGAAATAATTTCCTACTACCTAAATAAATATCATAGCGTTAAACCTGCTATTGGTGCAATGTGTTTTTATCTTCTCTACTACACAGGGGATGACGTTAAACAAGTTAACCGAATACTGCACCGTACACCACTCTTTAAGTATTGGAATAATGCTAGTCAAAACGAAGATCAATCAATAGTCGATTGGGACAATATATACGAAGAAACAAGTTTAGACGGGAAAAGCTTTGAATATATCAAAACAAAAGGCGAAGTAGAGATTATCAGTCTTAAATACAAACGCTAAATTACCATGTAAAGAGAGGGAAAATATGGCTAATATTGATGACTTAGTAAATAACAATAGTTTTCCAGAATGGTTAACTGTAAGTGATAAAGGAAATAAACTGGTTGATGAAATTAAGTTGGCTAAATATTTAGAAAAAAAGTATCACTTTACATCCAACCAATTTATAGAACACGGCTATTGGTTCGATCCTAAAAGTAGACAATGGAAAAATTACGCTGATTCAGTCATTGAAAAATCAATCAAAAATGAAATTGTACCTCATGGAATATGGAGAACGAACTTATTAGCATCGGTTTCTAAATTAATTGCCTTAGATTCACAAGAAATTGTAGAAGACAATCCATTTGATCAACCAGCACCTTATAAAGCAGTGTTTGGTAAACACACTTACAACTTGATGACGGACACTTTAGAAGATAATTCACCAGAGAACTATCTTTTACAAAATAGACCATATGAATTAGAAACAAAAGGAAAAGCTACAACGTGGAATAAATGGTTAAAACAATCATTAGTACCCTCAACTAAAGAAATCCGTGATGATACTGGAAAACTACAAGATGAATATGACCTAACAGCAATTGAAACAGTAAAAGCCTTTATTGGTTTTGCTTTAGCAGGTAGTTTTAAGGACTTTCAAATTTATATGATTCTATACGGGTTGGGTGGGGATGGTAAATCTACATTTCTAAATAAACTAATGGAGTTAATAGGGAAGCCTAACGTTTCAAACGTTTCTTTAGAAGCATTATCCGACCAAAAAGAAGCTAAATTTGCTACTTCTCAGCTGTATCATAAAGCTGCTAATGTTTTTGCTGATATAAGCCCCAAATTTATGGAACAGACTAATATTATTAAAACATTAACTGGTGGCGACGCTACAACAGCTCAATTTAAATATAAAGATCCATTTAAACTTGAAAATGAAGCTAAATTGATTTTTAGCGCTAATGATTTACCAGCCTTCAATGATTTTACAGACGGATTTAAAAGACGACCAATTATTGTAACGTTCCATAAGATTAAACATTTTAAAGAGCAATTCAAAGAGCAAGACTTTAAAAGAGAAATGCCAGCATTTGCCTATGAATGCTTAAAATCTTATAAAAAAGCACTTGATTCTGGTAAGTTTCCAGTGACTGAATACATGGAACAGCAAAAGCGAAGCTGGGTAAATGCTAATGACAATATCGGCAACTGGATTAACGATTGTTGTACTACAAATGAGAACGATAAAGAAAAATCGGTATATCTATATGGCAATTATAAAGAGTATTGTAAAAATACTGCTGTTCCTTGTCTTAGTAATCGTAAGTTTGCGAAAGAGCTAATAGCACGAGGATACAAACACACTACAGTTAAGATTAACGGTAAAAATGTTAAAGGTTATAAAGGAATTGCTCTTAAAAATTAGTTATAGTTTTATATTTATCGGTTACCTTTGCAGAAGTTCTTATAAAGCTTGATATAAAGCTATTTAAAGGTAACCGAAAGCATTTTGAGGTAACCGATAGTTTCGGGTTACTATATTAAGTAACTGCAATGTATCGGTTACCTTTATATCCTATCGGTTACCATATAAATGTTGATATAAAGGCGATTGTGGGTACTTGAAACGGGGTAACCGATAAAAGTAAAAACTATTTTCAATTGAAGAGATGAAAATTAACAATTAAAACTGCTTTTACCGTACTTTTATTTTGAGGCAGTGACCACATACCACCGGATAGGTGAAAAGCCTATTAAGGAGTTAAAAATAAAGTAACAGTAGATTTCACTAGAACGGCTGCAAACGTTCTACTATTGCTTGTATCTGCAAGTACAGGCAGAAAGGAATAATTAAATGCGAAGTAATAAATACGCAATTACACGATTAAAGCATAAGGTCACATTCGGTCATGAAGGTGGTACGGGGAAACGTAACCCGAATACTGGTAAGATCATGACAGGTTTTGTAGGAGATGTGACAGTACATTGTGGTAACTATTCAATCAGTGCTAGTCAAGCTATTAGTGAGGCAGGTAGTTCAATTACCGATGATGTTATATTGGTAGTTCGTCACAAGAAAGATTTAACGGATATGAAGAAATATCCAGAAGCACAATACAATGGCAATATCTATAAAGTTGCTGGTTGGTCAATTGATGATGAGTTATTGGCGTATAATACTGTAACCTTACGCAAGCTTGATAGTCATAAATAAGAGGTGAAATGGGGATGAGTAAATTAACAGTCAACACGCACCCAGAGTATAACAACTTTATTAATGTAATGATTGAGGCAAGCGGTGATGATCCTTCTAATTATCATATGTATACTACGCTTTATAGTTTAAAATTAGTCTCAGTAAATGGCAGTCCATTACCATTAGCTATAGATTTAGGATTGCCAGAGAACACAGAGCTAGCAAAGTATATAGCACGTGTGGCAGTTTGTAAGGACGCAGAGGAAAGCCGCAAAGATTGGTTAACTATCGCGAGGTATAAAGCAAGTGAATGTGATCCTTATAGTGCTAATCTATCAGAGTTAGAAGCTTGTATGACGAGAACGGTTAACGATATTAAAGACTGGAATATCAGCAAGCTAAAAGCTTTGAGTAAAGTAATCGAGATTATTAATCTGTAAATTATGGAGGTATCGTATTATGCGGTACCTTTTTTCATAGGAGGTTATCAAATGAGTGTAGTAAGATTCTGTAGTGCTGCTGGTTGTCGGGAAGTGATTCCAGTAGGTCAATATTTTTGTAAAAAACATCAATATCTACAAAAAGAATATGAAGACAAGCGTAAACATTGGCAACGAGATAACTATAAAAAGATGACCAAAGAACAGAAACATGAATACAACAGAAAAGTATACAAAAAGCGAATGGAAAGAAGCGCCAAAGCTCCTCATGACTATAATAGATTCTACAAAACGAGTAAGTGGGTTAAATTAAGCCGTCAAACGCTCCAGAAAAGCCCAGTTTGTGTTATGTGTTTACGAAAGGGAATAGTAAAAAAAGCTGATTTAGTTGACCACATTGTACCTATACGTGAAGATTGGAGTAAAAGATTGGATTCAACTAATCTACAATCACTTTGCTATCGTTGTCACCGAGAAAAGACAAGAAAAGATCATCAACGAGAAAGGAAAATAAATATGAATAGCTGAAATAATTTTAATACCCCCGCTATTGGTATAGACCGGTAGGAGCCGTAATGGTGGGGGTTTCTTTTAAAAAAATTCTCCCTTTACAAAAAAACGCCTTAAAATCCGAAGATTTCAAGACGTTTCTTTTTATTTTGTATGGTTTTCTTTTCAACTTTATTAAAAAATTTAGAGCCTCAAATGTCAAGGATTTTTTATTATAACTTTTAGGCATTGAACTTAACAAACTATTCAAATATGGTATAATAAGGGTTAAATAATACGATAATTGAATATGAAATGATGTTTTTTTATTTTTTAAACAAATGGTGACATGGTGTCACTAAATAAATAGAAGGAGGTAAAATATTTGGTTCAACCAATGAAGACCCGTCCAGAAGGTCATATTACTAAGGCAGAAAAAGCACAACGTGAAGACGCTGAAAAAGCATTGGCAGAATACCCAAACTTAACATCTCACGCCCCTAAATGGCTTGATGATGTAGCAAAAAAGGAATGGCGTAGAATTGTCCCACTCTTAAAGAAGAGTGCCCCTATTAGCGAACTAGATGTTAGTTTAATCGCTACTCACTGTACTTTGTATTCAACAATTATCAAATGTACTAAAGAGATTGATCGTACTGGGGTAGTTATTGATACAAAACGAGGATTACAGCAGTCACCTTACTACATGGCACGTGATAAGGCTATTAAAGAAATGAAGTCAATTGATAGTCAAATGGCACTTAGCCCACAATCACGGGTACGCCTAGAAGTCCACAAGGCAATGAGTGAAGAAGCTCCTACTGATGAGTTTGAAGAGATGTTGTCATAATGGATAGAGCTATTCAATACGCTAATTCAGTTGTTAAAGGTGAGTTAGTCGCCGGTAAGTTAGTTACTCATGCTTGCCAGCGCTTCTTAGACGACATGAAAAAGCAAAAGACCGATGACTTTCCTTATTATTATTCTGAAACGTATGCTGGTAAGGTTATTAAATTTGTTGAGAGCTTACCACAAACAAACGGTGAACCATTAAAGCTAGAGCCATTTGAAGTGTTTATCTTATCTAATATCTATGGTTGGCGACAGGTAGACGATAATTCATTGCGCTTCAATCGGATTCTATTAAGTGAAGCCCGTAAAAATGGAAAGAGCTTCTTACTGGCAGCGATTGGCGTTGTGTCTCTTCTAATGGAAAAGCAACCAGCCCGTAACCGACAAATACTATTTACTGCTAACAGTTCCCAGCAGGCACACCTTGCGTTTGATATTATGAGTGACCAACTAGAAAACTTACGGCGTAATTCAAAATATTTAAGGCAACGAGTGAAAATCAATAAACAACGGGTGACTGACAAAAAGACAGGTAGCTTCGCAATTCCACTATCTACTGATACCCACAGTACGGACGGTTATAACCCGACACTGGGCGTAGTCGATGAATATCACCAAGCTAAAGATAACACTATTCTAAACGCCTTGAATTCGGGTATGGCTCAACAAGACAATGGTATTCTAGCGATTATTTCTACTGCTGGTTTTAATCTTAATTCACCCTTCAAAAATGAATGGGACTATGCAGCCGATATACTTAACAGCAAAATTAAAAATGATCGTTACTTTGCGGTTATGTATTGCCTTGATAAAAAAGAAGAAATATTTAACCCCGAGATGTGGATTAAAGCTAATCCTTTGATGAGTAATCCTAAGATTGCTAAGACAATGAGGGAACACATTCAAAATGATTTAGATGTAGCCACAAAACAAAATAATATTAATAACGTACTTGTAAAGAATATGAATATGTTTGTACAGCAGAATGAAAATTCATATATTAGTACGCAAGATTGGGAACATGGATTGATTGAAAAAGCTCCAGATATTAGTAATAGAGATGTTTATATTGGTGCTGATCTATCAAAAAGCCGAGATTTAACGGCGATTAGTTGGTTAGTTCCGTTAGAAGATGAAAAGTTTTACGCTGATTCCCACGCCTTTGTATCTCGTTATGGTGGAATTGTTACTAAATCAAAACGTGATGGGATTGATTATGAAATGGCTGCTAAACGTGGGGAATGTTCAATCAGTTCATTAGAAAGTGGCTTGATTGATTATGATTCCGTATATGATTTCGTGATGGACCTAATCGGTAAGTATAATCTCAATGTTAAATTCTTAGTATTTGACCCTTATAAATGGGCTGATCTTGTTAATCGTTTTGAACGGGCAGGACTACCACAACTTCAGTTAACACAATCCTATAAGAATTTATCGGTACCAATTGGGACTTTTAAGGAAGAATTAATTGCTGGTAACATTCTTCACACTAACAATCAGATGTTAGCTTACAACGTAGAAAATGCAATATTGAAATATAACTTTAATGGTCAAGCTTTACTTGATAAGACTAGAAAACAAAATAAAATTGATTGTCTTGCGGCTCTTATGGATGCTTGGGCGGCTGGTTATGATTACTTCGCTAAGAGAAAGGAGCAAGAACGTACAAATGAATACTATGAAACTGCTAAAAATCTTTTCTAGCTATATTAAACCGGTTTTGTTGATCACCGGAGGCGTTCTAATGGAGATCAGTGCTATAGGATTAACCGGTTGGTTGTTTGGGATTGGCTTTCTTGGTATTGAAATGATTGTTCTAGCTTTCATGATTAACTATTCTGATAATCACAAGTAAAGGAGGGTAGATAATGGGCCTATTTAGTAAGAGAACAACGACTACAAGCGCACAAGATCCATTTCTAGAGGCTCTAGTAAGTCTTTCCAGTAATGATCCTAATGCTTATGTTAGTGCTTCGGCTTTACGTAATAGTGATATATTTGCTGCAATTAGTTCTATCGCTGGTGATCTTGCCAGTAATCCGATTAAGTCTAGTTCTAGCCTATATAACAAGATGATTAATGATCATCCTAACGAGTTAATGGACGGCAGAAGTTTCAAGTACGCCCTAGCGGTTGAAATGCTATTAAATGGTAATGCGTTTGCCGAAATTGATTTAAGTTCACACACGCTAAATTTTATTCCTAACAATAAATTAACTGTCCAGCAAGATGATGTAACGCAAAAGCTGACTTACACATACAGCCCAGATGGACGTATTAAGCGAGTAATTGCCTCTTCTAACATCTTACATTTTAAGTATTTTACCCGTGATGGTTTAGTCGGACTATCGCCACTGTATGCGCTAAAAGATGAAATGAAGATACAGGCGGCTGGAAACAGGTTAATGACTGGATTCTTTAATAATGGAATTCATGGCACAACAGTTGTCCAAGTCCACCAAGCTGATCTTAGTTCGGATGGTAAAGAGAATATTAGAAAACAATTTGATGAGGCAACTACCGGTAATAATTCACTTAACACAATTGTTACTGATGATGGTATGGACGTTAAAAGCCTACCACTTAATACAGACGTGTTAAAGCTAGTAAATTCTAATGACTGGAATACCCGTCAAATTGCGAAAGCGTTCGGACTACCACCCGAGCGTTTAGGTGTAGAAAACGAGCATAGCAACCAACAACAAAGTAACGTTCAGTATTTACAAGGTACTTTACAGCACTATGAAGATTGCTTTACTTCTGAATTGAACTACAAGCTAGGGCAAGATTTTAGCTTTGATAATAGCAAGCTATTAAGCCTTGACCCGTCCGCTCAACAGCAGATGGCAGTTGATGGTTATGTTAACGGTATCTACACACGCAATGAAGCCCGAGCCTTACTTAATTTAGTGCCAGTAACTAATGGAGATAATTTTATTGAAAAAGAAGGAGGAGTTACAGCCAATGGAGAAACGACTAACAACTAACGCAGGTTTACAAACGGTAAGCCCTAAAGAAGACCCAACAAAAGACCAGCAAGACAACCAAGATGAAACGCAAGCCTCACAGCCTAATACAGTTGAAGGCTATGCGTTACTCTTTAATCAACCCAGCAAGGACTTAGGCGGTTTTGTTGAAGTGATTGACCCTAGCGCCCTTGATAACGTAGACCTATCCAATGTAGTTATGCTTGATCAACACGACTACACTAAGCCACTAGCAAGCGTTAAGGCTGGTTCATTACAACTTGATGTGGACGATAAGGGGCTTCACTTCAAGGCAACTATTGATCCAAGTGTAAGTTACGCAAGTGACACTCTTAATAATGTTAAGAATGGGAACATTAATTCTATGTCTTTCCGTTTTGATGTTGATGATGGTTCTGACAGTTGGACACGTGACGACAACGGACAAATTACACGCACCGTTAATCAGATTAAAGATTTATTTGAGGTTTCAACCGTTACAGTGCCTTCATATGATCAGACAAATGTTGATGTAGATAAAACAAGCATTCGTAGTTACAACCAATTTATCGAAAGTGAGGAACATAATAAAATGCAACACACAATCTTAGACCCCAAAAACAATACAGAACAACCAGCTAACGCCTTTGAAAGCTTCATTCGTTCACGTGGTGAAACCCGTGACGGATTAACAACTAAGGGGGCAGAAGCTGTTATCCCAGAAGAAGTTGTTACTCCAGTCCTAGACTTAAAGAACAGTGCTTATAACTTAGCGAAGTACGCTACTGTAAAGACTGTAGGGACTGGTTCCGGTCATTATCCAATCGCTACCCGTTACAACACAGCGGTACTTACTACTAAGGAAGAACAAGCAGAAATTGCTGATGTAGACGCTAATATGTTTGAAGATGTGAAGTTTGATGTAAAGACCCGTGCCGGTAAGATTGCACTATCAAATGAAGTTGTTGACGATTCAGAAGTTGATATTGTATCTGAAGTAAAGAACCAACTTCAAAAGTTAGTTGATAACACTGATAACGCTGAAATTATCAAGGTATTACAAGGCGATAACTTTACTAAGAAAACCGTAGCTAATGTTGATGACTTGAAGCAAGTATTCAACGTTGACCTTGACCCAGCCTTACAAAGTACTTCTACATGGTTAGTAAATCAATCAGCTTTCCAAGTATTAGATACTTTGAAAGACAATGAAGGACGTTACTTATTACAACCAGATGTAACCGCTCCTAGTGGATTTTCTTTACTTGGTCAACCCGTTGTTAAGATTAGTAATAAGTTCTTACCAGATAACACGGACGGTTCACATCCAATGATTTTAGGTGATATTTCAGAAGCGGTAGCAGTATTCCGGCGTAATCAAGTTACAGCCCAATGGGACAAGTTCGATAGTTACAGTCAAGGCTTATCTGTTATCGTCCGTAACGACTACCAACCAATTAGTAATGACGCTGCTTTCAATCTCTCTTTAACCACAACTAAGGCAACCGAAAGTAAATAATAGCTACTAGCACAGGGTGGGCAATATCGCCCACTCTTTTTTTATGAGGTGTATTAATGCGAAAAGAAGTAAAAAGTCTAGTAATAGTAATACTGAAAGATTATCCTTCAATTGATAAGAAACTAAAGAGCCGTAAGTTTGAACTAATGCACCCACTCCACAAAAGAGATGAAAATGTAGGCGGTGGACGTGCTATTAATCGCCCGTGGACTTATTACGATGATATGTTAATAACCATTGACCAAGATAGATATATGCACCGCTTAAAACGTGAGAAAGAAGCTATTGACTTAGCATTACAAGACGCTGGGGACTGTACCCAGAAGATAATTAAAGAATGCTATTTTAACCCTAATCATAAGACGATAAAGAACCTAGTAGCAACTGGCGATATATGGTGTAGCACTACAAAAGCGTACAAGTTACGTGATCAATTTATAGTAGATGTTGCTAAAAAGTTAGACCTAGATGTGTTCTAAAAGAAGGTGAAATTAATGAAATTTGATGTAGAGCAGTGGGAAGTAGACAACTTTAAGCAAGCCTTATATCTTGACGGTGAAGAAGAAGACCAATTAATCAAGGATTATCTAAAGAACGCTAAGGCTTATGTACAAAACGCTGTAAACCCCACAGCAGACTTAACCCAGTATGAACAATATACGTTTGCTGTTCAGATGTTGGCGCAATTTTGGTATCAAAATAGAGGTATTGACATGTCAAATACCCCTTACCAAGTGTTAAGCATGATTCAACAATTGCGGGGGCTTGTATAG